ACGATAGTCGGGTGACGCAACCAGTCGGCTCGTACCCGTTCTTGGCCAGCAGCTCGACGTAGGCCTTCAGGTTCTTCAGCGATGACTGCGGCACCCTGAGCATCAGCGTGCGCGGCGTAGGGTCGGCGAGGTAGTGCGGCAGCGACACCGCGATGCGGCGCGCGTCCGAGCAGGCCTTCGCTGCCTTGCCGGCCGGCGTGATGCGCGAGCCGAAGGCGTTCTTCGGGCAGTCCTGACAGGTCGGGTTGACCTTGTTGACCACGCTCGGGTCGGGCCGGACGCTATCGAGCGACCAGCAGTCGGGCGGCGCGTTCATGTCGTTCTCGTCGAAGCCCGTGCTGTAGTAGCTCTTGGCCAGCGTGCGGCTGCCGTTGACCAGCACCACGTCGAGGAACGGCAGCGGCATCTTCGACGCCGGGTCGACGTAGGCCTCCTCCTTCTGCTCGGCCCTGATCCTGAACACCTTGCCGCGGATCGACAAGATCGGGAACGCGTCGCGCACGCCCTCGGCGAAGTTGGTGTTGAGGGCGCGGCCCTCGGCGATGCGCTGGGCCATCTTCGACGGCGCCAGTGCACGTGCCTGTTCTATCGGAACCAGTTTTGTCATGGGTTCTACTCCTTCCCCTTCAGGACACTGATTGTGTAGGTCTGCGTCCGGTTCACTCCGGGCGGCAGCGGGTCACCGGCCTCGATCAGGTCGTTGATCGCGGTCTTGTTCGGCTTCCAGTCGACTAGGTCCCACGCCTCCGCCCCGATGATATGGCGGCGGAACTCGGCACCGTCGGCTGTGGTGACGGACGTGTGTAGCTTCTTCGACGCGGTGCCGGACTTCGACCGGATCGACTCGACACCGGCCTTGTTGAGGATGTCGAGAAGCTGCTTCTCGATCTTGTCCATCGGCTCGTCGTACTCGTCCTTGCGGAACGAGGCGAAGCGGGCGTCGGCAGTCTTGCGCTCGTCGCGCAATCGTATGAACTCGGCGATGAGTTCGGCTGGCTTTGGTATTGGTGTCGTCATTCGACTTCCTCCTGTTTGGTTCACTCGTCGGCTCCTGTCAGCTCCGCGATGAGATCGAGGACGTTGTCCTGCAGGTCTGCGCGCTGGGCGAGCCGGCGATATGCCAGCCGCTCAGCCTCCGAGCCGAGCATCCTGATGACCTGCTGCTTCCTCGTCTGGCCGACCCGGCGGATGCGGGCGTTGGCCTGCTCGAATACTTCAAGCTTGGTGACCGGGCCGAACCAGATGATGGTGTCGGCCGCAGTCAGCGTGAGCCCGTGGCTCATGCATTCGGGGTGCGCGTTGAGCACCTTGTAGCGTGGGCTGTTCTGGAACTCGGTGAAGATCTGCGCCCGTTTGCCGGCGGGGGTCGATCCGTTCACCGACGCGTAGTCGATCTTCTCCTTGGCCAGCACCCGCTCGATGCCCTGCATCGACGATATGAAAGGCGAGAACACGATCACCTTGCGGCGTTCGTCGGTGGCGTCGATGACGCTGTCGATGATGTCGAGCAGGGCAGTGATGCGGTTGCCGTTGTCGAGCTCAAACACCTTGCCGTCGTCGCCGTAGACCCAGCCGATCGACGTCTGCAGCAGCTTCGAATAGACGACGCCGCCGTTGGCCGCCGTGATGGTGCCCTCCTTGAGCATCACCCCGGCATGGTCCTTGAGCATGCGGTAGGTCGCCTGCTGTCGCGGCCCCATCTCGACCCGGAGATCGCGTTCGTAGAGCGCCGGCAGTTCGACGATGTCGTCGAGCTGGAAGCGGACCGACGGCTGCAGCGTCGCTGCCACCACCTTGGCGGCATCGCGCTTCGGCACCCACTTGAACTGGTTGACCATCGTCATAGTCTCGTGGCGAAAGCCGGTCCACGACCACGGCGCCGTGTCTGGCGTGATCAGCTTGGCCAGCCCATAGGCGTCAGTTGGTGCCGTAGGCGTCGGCGAGCCGGTCATGCCCCATACGTACTTCCTGCCTTTAGACAGGAAACGCGCCAGCTTGGAGCGTTCTGCTCGCGCGTTGCGGTAAGCCGCCACCTCGTCGAAGCAGAAGACGTCGATGTCTGTGCGCCGGTCGAGCTCCTTGCGCACCACCTGCAGGCCATCGTGGTTGATGATGTAGATGTCGCAGTCGCTGGCCAGCAGCCGCTTGCGCCGGTCGGCAGTGCCGGTCAGCACCGCCACCTTGAAGCCGGGTATGGTGTTGAGTATCTCGCGCTGCCACGTGAATGCCAGCGTCGACAGCGGCGCCACCACCAGCATGCGGCCGACGGCACCGATCGACCTGAGGTAGTGGAACGACCATATCGCCGCCTTGGTCTTGCCGGTGCCCATCGAGTTGAGCACGTAGCAGCGCCCGGCCATGGTCATCAGCTCGCAGGTGATCACCTGCTTGGCGAACGGCCGCGTGCCGTCGGCGGACGGGAAGTCGTAATGCTCCTCGATCGGCGAGGGGCATGGTAGCTGCAGGTTGCGCAGCAGGCGCGTCTCGTCTATCCCGTGCGGGATGACGAGCATCTTGACGCCTTCGAACTCGATGATGGTCCCGTGCGGGAAGAGTTGCCCGTAGCGTGCCTCAAATGGCAACACGACGGACTTGGTCAGGTGTGAAATATGGAGCATATGCCACCGCTTCTGTTATCTCGTCCAGCCACCGGGTGATCTCGTCGAAGACCGGGCTGTCCACGCCGATCACGACGAAGGTCTTGCCCATCGCCAGCTCAATGTTCTCGATCTGCGTGGTCTGCCTGAGCGTGGGCTTCTTGCCCGGCGCCTTCGTCTCGACCGCGAAGAACCGTCCTCTGTAGCACCCCAGTACATCGAGGGTCGTGCTGCCGTATCCCGATGGCACTGGCCAGTACGTGTAGATACCGGTGTAGCCGCTCAGGATACGCTTTAGCTTGCCCTTGGTGCGTCCTTCTGGTGTCGCCATGATTAGTGTACTCCTATGCGTTACATTTGCAAGCGAAAAGAGCCCGCGTTTTGAGGCGCGGGCCCTTGGTATGCTTGGGTTTAGAGCCTGCCTTTGACTGCCGCCAGCTGCTTGTCGAAGTCGTCGGCCGCCCGCTCCAAGGCGATGGTGATCTGCTCGATGCGGTGCAGCGCCTCGGCCGCGCGCACCAGCACCGCCTGCTTCGGCGAGATATAGACGGGCTTTACCCCCTCCTGCCGCTCGACGCTGCGCATCGCCTGCCGCAGCCCGGCATCCTTCTCGAGCTTGCTCTGCAGGTCGGTGGCGAGTGTGTTTTCGATGCTCATGTTCGGGTTCCTTTCCCATGATGCGGGCAACTGGTGACCGGGCACCACGATATGCACAGGCCGCTCGGCCGCGGCGGGTACGTCATGGTGCGGGCTGCTTCCTCCATTGCCCTGATTTCAGGCAGCAGCTTCTCCCACAGGGGCGCCATGTCGGCACGCCTGTACGTTCGAATGTCATGCTCGACGTCGAGGAACGACGACCAGTGATAGGTCGTATTGACGATCTCGATCTCGGGGTGGTGGACGAACAGGACCTGCGCGTTGAGCGCCAGCTGCTCCATCTCCGGCTTGATCGAGTTGCCGGTCTTCCAGTCGATCGCCAGTGCCTTCTTCAAGTGTGGCGCCAGCCCGAGCACGTCGATGACGGCGCGGAACCACGTCTTGGGATCGAACCACTCCGTCGGCTGGAAGTCCTCCGACATCGCCAGCTTCAGCTCGACCCTGATGTCGGCATCCTGCAGCTTGAGCGCATGCATGAGGCCGGGCCACTTGGCGTGCGGCTCCATGCCTTTCGGCAGGGGCAGGCCGCGCTCGATCGCCTTGGCCATCAGCTCGTGGTAGCGATTGCCCCACAGCAGCGCCTCGCCTTCCACCTCCTTGAAGTCTTTCGCGAGGTCAACGTGATAGTGCCGTTTCTGGCACGCCCGGAAGTTCTTGAGCCTCGACCACGACCACGAAAATGATTTTGCCATAGCCGGTCACTCCCTTCTGAAAATTTTGGATTTTCCCAAAAACCATCGTAACACAGTGAGTGCTATTTTCGCACCTTCGTCTCTGCGAATTTCTGGATTTTGTCTGCGAGCTCACGACGTGCGTCCTTGGGCATCGCATTGATCATGTGGCGCATTTCCGCTGCGGCCCGCATCAGCTCCTGCCAGCGCGGGCTCCAGTAGACCGTGAAGAACTTCTTGAGCCCTTCCTTGACACCGCCGGGCATGCCGCCGTCGAACACCGCCATCTTGGCGGCGATCGCCATGTCCATGTCCTCGCTGGTCGGCATCGCCAGCGGCGCCCACCCGCGCAGTGCTTCCTCCATTGCCGGGTCGTCCTCGCTGATCATGCCGATGATCAGGTGGAAGCGGCAATCGTAGACGCGGCAGGCCCGCGGCCGCCGATCGTAGATGGTGCACTTGCCGTCGACGAGCTTCGTGCAGGTGCCGTCCTCGTGCTTCGGCAGCACCATGCCGTCGATGCTGGCCTCGTACACCGCTTCGGGGAAACGCTCGAGTTCCGCCTTGTCGAGGTTGGCGAACATCCGCTTCGACTTGCAGCACCCGGTGCAGCCGCCGCACGGCACCTCTGCCGGATCAGGGCGCGCGGCCATCTTACGGATCAGTCTGGACACTGACCCCGGCGGTCGGGTGCCCGGTTTGAAAGCTGCCCAATTCGTCATGACGTTCTCCTGTTAGTGTCACACTAGGTATCGCCGTACGTGTCCCCGATATGGCTTTCAGCCGCCAGAGCGATGTCCGGCAGCCACTCGGGTGAAGTCGACATCTCGGTTTCGACGAGCGTGGCCACCTGTTCGGCCAGATGCTCGTCGACGACGTAAAGCAGCTCGTCGTGCACCTGATGCGCCGGCCATAGCAGGCCTTCGGTCATCTTCCAGACGCGGATGGCCACCTCGGCGATATGGACGAAGGCGAGGCTCTGGCATTCATTCTCGACCAGCTTGGCGCCGTAGAGCTTGTGCTGGCGCGGCCGCGTACGCCGCTTGCCGTCCTCGGAGACGATCTCCGTGCCGCGGTCGTAGACCCAGCCGAACTGTGCGCCGCCCGGCAGTAGCTCATGCCTGAGGTTGGCGTAGTTGAGCTTGTTGCCGTTGGGCAACAGCAGGTGCTGCGGGCCGACCTTCAGCGGACCCCAGTAAGTTTCCACGCCCTGCGCGATCTGCGGGATGACCTGCCGGTCGGCCTCGCGCCAGTGCTCGACGATCTTGGCGCATTTCGAGCGATACATGTTGACCACGAGCAGCGCCATGTTCTCGTTTATCGAAAAGCCGCCGGTCGACTTGTTGCGGACCATGTTCTGGAACACCGGCGCGCTGGAGCCGTAGCCCAGCGACAGGATGCCGGTCTTGCCGACGAAGCGCTCGTTCGGGTGGTCCTTCTTGTTGATGGCCTTGCCGTAGATGTCGACAGCGAACTCTGCATAGACGTCACGGCCATGCCTGAACGCCTGCTGCAGCCACGTCTCGCCCGACACTTCGGCATTGATGCGCGCCTCGATCTGGCTGGCGTCGACCGACACCACGACCTTGCCCTTCGGCGCTCTGAAGCTCTTGCGCAGCTTGGACCCGTTGGCGAGGTTCTGGACGTTGATCTTCCAGTCGCCACTGAGCCGGCCGGTGTGCGCGCCATAGTATTTGAGCGGCACTGGGGCTGCCAGCGTGCAGCGGGCGATCGCCAGCAGGCGCTCCGAGCGCGTCTCTTCCAGTGTCGACTTGTGGCCCAGCCGGGCCGCCACCACGGCCTGCACGGTGGGGTCGGGGTGCTCCAGCAGGTCGGTGAACTCCTTGTCGGTCTTGGCGAAGGCCGGCACGTCCTTCTTGGTCTTGGCCGACCACTTCATCGGCGGCTCGACGCCCAGCATGATCAGGATCGCTTGCAGCTTGGTGTCGCTCATCAGATTGGTGCGGTCGTCCATGCCGGCGCTCGCCAGCAGCTGCGCCTTGTGGGCGCGCACTTCGGCGAGGTGCTCGACGATCATCGCCGGGTCGAACTCGAACTGCGGCACCGCCGCCATGCGGATGACCCAGTCGACGACCTCCAGCTCGCCTTCCGGAAAACCTTCCTTGAGCATCAGCTGCCACAGCGACCGGCATGTCTCGACGTCACGACGGCAATACTCCACTTCCTCGGCATAGAGCGCCGGGTCGGCGCGCAGCATGCGGTAGTTGACGCCGACCATTTTGCCGATGGTGTCGCCTTTCGGCGGCAGCCCGTAGCGCTTGGCGCAGGAGCCGAGATCGACCCTGCCGGCACCGGTCTGGTGCGAGATCCAGTTCCGCGCCATCGACAGCGTGCAGCCGTACGCCGCCGGGAACACCCGGTAGCGCAGGCTCAAAACCAGCATGTCGAACAAGGCGTTGTGGGAAATTGCTCGCGTGGTTTCCCAGTCGATCGTCTTGAAATACGCAGCGAGGTCCGGACCGTCCACCCACCAGCTCTTGCCGGTGTCGTAGGCGAAGGCGCAGCCCAGCATCTCGAACTGCTGGCCGAGGATGTATTCGGGCTGGGTTATCCTCTTGAGCGAGAACTCGGCGTCGAAGTACGACTCGACGTCGACAAACAGGTTGGTCAATGGCTTGGCCATGGTTCTTACACTCCCTCTTGACGAATTTGCGTTTCTGACTATGTTACGCCCCGGAGCCGGCAGGGGCTAACCCTCTTTGTTCTCCGGTGACACGATGGGCATCAAGGCTTGCCGCTGCCGGCTCCAGCTTCTGTTTGGACTTGGCCCCCGGCCTCACCGGGGGTCTTTCTTTTCAGTCCGTGTGCATGTGCCGATGCCGTAGCAGCACCTCGTGCCCCAGCTTCGTCAGGCGTTCGCCTTCTATGCGGACATGATCCCAGTAGCGGTCGCCATAGCGTTCCTTGGCTTCGGCGGCCGTCATGTGTTCGCCCTTGGCGTTGACGTAGTTCCACTCGGTCAAGCCGGCGGCCATGCAGTCGTAGCCGGTACGGGTCTTGCGGGGGTTGCTGGGCTTCACGTCCAGCAATCGCAACCACTGCAGGCGTTTCAGGGTCATGTTCAACATCACCACCACCCCAATGTAAACGGCTGCTCCATCACCTGCGCGCCGAGCGCCGCCAGCCATGCTGGCTCCAGCCTCGCCATGCCGCTCGGCGGCTGCGCGCACATGACCTCGAGCGGCGTGCGCGGCGCGCCGTAGCGGACCAGCCGCTCCGCGGCGCGGCGCGTCCACCTGACGTCCGGCAGCCCGCTGGCGTCGTCGGTTACCTGATGCACGCTGATGTCGGCGTCGGCAGTAATCAGCAGCCGGCCGCGGCCGAGCGCCACCAGCGCGGCAAAGGCACAGGCCGATACGCACTCGTCGTCGACGAACACGTCGAACCTGTTCCTCGCCACCAGATCGGCGAGCAGCATGCCGGTGTCGCCGTCGCCGCCCCACGAGTCGAGCCACAGCGTGGTCACCACCTTGCCGTCCTGCTTGGCCTCGTCCAGCGCCCGCCAGATGCGTCGTATGTCGCCTTTCCTGACGCCGCCTTCATAGTAGAGAGCCACCTCGCGGCCGCCATCGTTCGGCTGCCAGTATATCCGCGCAACGCTGACGTCGGCGGCCTGCGCTGCCGTGCACAGTGCCAGATACGCTAACAATGTCTTCATGATTGTCTCCGGTGACACAGTATGTAACTTAACATGGGGGGCAACGAGAAACAAGGAGGGTATCGCCGTCCTTGGTCCGGTTAGTGTGACACTAGTCCCCGAGCAGAGCTTGCCGTGCCAGCTTGCGGGCGGCCGCACGCTCGCGCTTGGCCACCTGCTTGGGGTCCATGTACTGCCAGTAGCGCTTCATCCGCTCGTAGCGGACATGCTCCAGCCGCCCCTCTATGCCCGGCGGCTCGCTATCTATGCCCGCCAGCGTGACATAGTCGACGATGCGCTTGTGCTCGGCTCGCAGCCGCCCCTCCTGAAAATTCGACAGCTTGCCTTCGTATTCCCTGAAGCCACCGATGCATCGGTCCTCCAGCCTGCTGAAATCGGCGTACATGTGCAGCAGGTTGGCCTCGTGGACGGCCATGCGGTTGTCGATATTGATGTGGGGGACCGTGAAACTCTGGCAGCTCGTATGCCTGACTGCCATGTTGATGGGATCTACCCAACGCCAGCCGTGCTTGTAGCGCACTGGCATGCTAGTAATTAACAAATATTGGCGGCCTATCGGGCTGACATGATAACATAGGATTGGCGTATCCCTGCTATATAAAACCGGTCCTAGGAATTTCATGCTGCCGTTATCCAAGGAACACTTATTACGGCCCTGCTCATTATGAGCCACCCACACTAGCACTACTGTTTCATTCTTTGTGTATGCCATATCCTTGCTCCTGTTTTTCTCACCATCGCCCGAAAGGATCGCCCATCTGCAGCCTGTCGTAGATGTTCTGGAGCCAGCGCAGTTGCTTCGCCGACGGCGTCCATCTGACGTCCTTGACGGTCCACTGGTCCATGAGCGACTCGATGAACTCGGCCTCGCGCTCGCGCAGCTTCTCCAGATTGCCGATGCAGAACTCGAGCTGCAGCCACCAGAGGCCTGATTGTGCTGTTCTTCTCACATGCCCCGGCACGTGCTTGGTGACGGCCGGGGCATCGACGATCTTCGACAGCTGGTCGGCCAACCAATGTATGTCACGGCCCGCCTTGTCCAACTGCTTGCGCAGCGCCGCTATGGCTGCTGCGACTTCACCGGGCTGGTCCGAGCTGAGCACGACCAGCAGCAGCTGGCCGAGCTTGCTCATCCCCCGCCCTCCGCCGGCACGACTGCCTTCAGCCAGTCGGGATCGAACGGCCGGTCCTTGAGCAGGTTGGCGACGTGGCTGGCACCTTTATCGCTGCCTACTGCTACCGGCTTGCCCGTCGATGTCAGCCACCAGCACAGTTGGTAGGCGACGTTGCTCTCGCTCCACGCGAAGATGGTGCCGTCCTGCCAGATGTAGTCCGGGTTATCCCCGCCCAGCTTGACATACGGCTTACCCATGGCGGCGCAGTCGCTCAGGTTGTGCATGGAGTAGACGGCGGCTGCGACCAGCCACGCCTCTTCTCGATCGGTCAGGCTCATTGCGTCACCTCGTAGACCTTCGAAACCGTGCCCAGCCTGATGTCGCCACGCTTGTGCGGCTTCTTCCACCAGATCTTGGCACCACAGCCGTGCACGCACTCGCCGTGCTTGGGGTCGGTGAGCACGAACTTGTGCGTGCAGCCGGCACCCTTCTTGCGAGACTGGCACCAGTGCTCGCGAACGTCGTGCTCCTTGCGGTGGGCGCCGGTGATATGCTCCGACATCCGCCGCAGCGCGTCCTTCTGCTCGAGGTGGACGGTGACCTTGTTGTAGGCTACCGCCGCCACCTGCCTTGCCCCCAGCCACACGCGCCGTGCCGGCCGCGGCTCGTCCGAGAAGTAGACGTGCTTGTTCGGCCTCGTCAGGATGATCAGCATGATCAGCGCCTGCTTCATCATGCCCGCACAGGACGCCAGCATTTTCTGCTTGGCCACGACGGAGACGTCGCTCTTCTCCAGCATGGCCATGAAGCCGGGATCGAACTCGAACATGTGGCTGCGCACAATCGCCGTCACCTCCGGCCCCATCAGGTACTCGCGTTGCGTCATCTCTTCCTTCCGCGGCCCGTAGCGGCCCATCACGTAGGCCCGGTAGGTCGGCACGTCGAAGTGAAAGAACTGCGCCATGCGCAGCTCCTCTTCCTGCGATACAGGCGTGTTCAGGCGGACGCGGTAAGGCAGGAAGGATGCCGACTTCGGCGTCGACCCCATCGACGCCGTCCAGATGAAGCCGTGGTCGTAGAGGTAGCCGACCTTGGTGTCTTCCTCCGGGCCTCTGGTCGATGCGACGATCGCCGCATAGGCGAGACTGTCGTACTCGATCCAGCACAGCTCGTACGGCGCCCGCGCCATCTCGTGCTGGGCCAGCACCTGATCGCCGAAGTCCATCGTCACGTGGCCGAAGAACTCCGACGCCATGCTGTCCAGCATGAAACGCTGCGCCTGCAGCAGCTTGAGCCGCGGTGGCGTGGCCATGTACCTGTCCGTGTAGTCGTTGCGCAGCAGGACGTCGATCAGGTTGGGCTCGTCCGCTTTCTTGGGGAACACCCATCGCCCCTTCGAGTAGTCGAGCTTCTCCTCACCGCTCATCAGCTTGTCGAGATCGTGGCTTTCCGGCGACACCCACGCCGCTTCCACGTTGCTCTTCTTCCGCGTCATGGGGTTGTCCCGTCCGGCTCTCCTCATGCCGTGCGGCCCGGTCTTGTGCTTGCTCATGCCATCCTCCTTCTGCATCACTGCCTCGGCGATCGCTGTGGTCGACAGCCGGTTTTCCGGCCGGTCTTCCGGATGGGTCGGTCGCTTGTCTTCCCTCATGATCAGCAGCGGCTCACGTTCGACAGCGCCGCGCTCTTTGTTCTCCAGTTCCTTCTTGCTGTACTTGAGGCCTCGGCGTCTCCTGCCCATGATCAGAGCTCCACGTGGATCACTTCACCAAACGGCACCTTTGTCCTGCCGCCGATCGAGCACCAGATCACTGGATAGGACGGCGACTTGTCGGGAAACGTGCCTTGCGTATCGGTGAGGTAGACAAGGCAGTCGGGCTGCAGGTGATGCACGGCCACGTAGTCGAACACCGGCTTGAAGCTGGTGCCGCCTCCACCGGGTGCGCCTCCGGCGCGGTTGATTTCATTGCGCAGGGCGATGAGGTCGGTCGGCTCTGACAGGTCGTCGACGCGCTGCACCGCGGCGTCGCACCAGACGATCACCAGTCGCTCCGGGTTGAGGTCGGCGACGATGCCGCCGGCTTCGGCGAAGAAGCGCTGCTGCACGGTCGATGATACGCACGAGCCCGACGTGTCGTAGCCGATGACGATGAGGCCCGCACCCTTGTGCCCCATCTTGGCATAGTACAGCGGGTCGGGCTCGCGTCCGGCCAGTCGCCTGTTGCGATAGCGCCAGTCGAGCTTGGGCTCGCCGGCGCGCCGCGTCATCGAGCTCCTGAGGTGCTGCTGCCACGGCACCTTCGGGTTGATGATGTCGTCGAGCAGCAGCTTCAGCGCTCCCGGCATCGTGCCGGCCATGGTGCGCCGCGCAATCTCGGCCGCGGCGACGATGGCATGCTCGCGCCTGACCTTCTCCCGGTCGACGACGCGCTGTGCCGGCTCGATATGCTGGTCGAAGCCGGAGCCGGGCACGCGCAGGATGCCGGGGACGTAGCGCGTACCGCCGGCCTTCTGCTTCGCCTTCTCCTCCCTGTAGATCTTCTCGTAGATTTCGACGCAGCTCTCCATCCCCTTGGCCGAGATGTCCTTGTTGAACAGCCCGATCTCCGGCATGCGCCCGAGCTTGGCGTCGACGAGCATGGCGTTGATGCGGTAGTCCATCGCCTTGTTCATGATGTCGTGGTCGTAGGGCAGGACGCGGCCGCCGCCGAGCGACACCTGCCCGGTCTGCCGCCAGATGATCCCCATCAGCAGGTCGCCGAGCACCCGGTGGCTGACCTCGTGCGCCAGCACGAAGACGCGCTGCATGATGTCGTCGATGCCGAACAGCTCGAGACTCTCGTGATTGATGAAGATGTGGACGCTGTCGGTGGCGGCGAGAGGTATGTCGTGCGTGTAGACGATCTCCATGCCGTCGTAGATCATCTGTGCGAAGAATGGCCACTTGAACACGAGGTAGGCCATCGCCTCGCGCCAGTGCTTCTCGATGCTCTTCGGCGGATCGTAGGACCGGAACCCGTAGAGCAGTTCAGGTTTCTCGCGCTCGATGTCGATCGTGTGCTTGACCAGCTTGTCAGCCATTGCAGTCTCTCCTGTTCGGGTTAGTGTCACACTATGTTACACAGGCCCCGCACGCGGGTACGTGCGGAGCCTGCTTCATCTCAGGTGTACCAGTGCCTGCCGTTGCGGCGGATCACATGGACCATGCCGCCACGTCGGCTCAGCTGGTGGTGCAGCTCGCCGTAGTCGCAGCCGGCCATCTTGGCTGCCGTCGACATCGTGGTGTTCGCGGCGAAGCCGATGCTGTTTACGCGCACCAGCTCGTCGCTCTCCTTGCCGCCGAACGGCATCAGCTTGATCGTGTAGATGCGGCTCTGTTCCATCAGAACCTCGACGACACGATGGCGAGCAGCTGCTTGTTTGCGACTGCCCAGTCGCCGAAGGCCTTGCAGCTCATGAGCGACTTGTCGCGGGTCAGTGCGTTGCGGTAGAACGACACGCCTAGGTCGGTCTGCAGGCGTCCCATGTAGGTGACGAGCTGGTCGATGTTCTTCTTGTCGGCGGCATCGGCCATGTTGAAGACGATGAACATCTGCTTGTCCATCTCCTTGGGCACCGGCGTTCCCGTCGGGTCGGCGATGATCTGCGACACCGTCGGTATCTTGTCGCGCAGCCCGGCAAAGGCGGTGTACTGCTGCGCCGAACCGGAGCCGACCAGCCCGCCGGCAGTGACGATCACGCCCGGGTCGTCGAGCGGGATCTTCCTTCTCACCACTTCCTGCATGTAGCGGTCGAGCAGCTCCAGCGACCGCGGTGTCAGCCACGGGCCCTGATCCTTGGGCACGTTGCCGGCGAACACCTCATGCGCCGGCATCGAGGCGAACGCCATGGTCATGTTCATCAGCCCCTTGCCGACCGCCCACACCAGCCAACTGTCGATGTCGAGCGCCATGTGGAGCTCGGCGCGGCGGTTGATCAGGAAGTCGAAGTCACGGGTGACGGCGTCGCGGCCGCCTTCGTAGTTGGACAGGCCGATGATGTTGAAGTCCTGCGGCAGCGGGTGCTGGCCGACGCGCTTCTCAAGGAAGGTCTGGCCGAGCGCCCGCTTGAGGTCGAGGTCGGTCTGCCCATACTCCTCGAAGACGATGACGCCGCGCCTGAACTGGAAGGCCGGACGCCCTGACCGCTTGTCGAAGAGGAAGTAGGGGTAGGAGTAGCGCCCCGCCTCGATCGTCACCTCGTTGCCGTCGGCGTCGGTGTAGTGCTCGGTGTTCTTGTAGAACCAGCCGGCATAGTCCGGCTGGTTGGACAGCGAGCCGTTGATCTCGAACAGCCCGTAGTCCGGGCCCTGATCGTCGGCATACTGCTGGATCATCGAGGTCTTGCCCTGACCGGGCTTCGACTTCAGCACCACGGCGACATTGGCGGCGAACAGCAGCTCGATCTGCCGCCGCGTCTCCGCAAAATCGAGTTCCACGATAGGCCTGCTCATGATATCAATCCTTCCGTTTGGGAGTTCTTTTCTGTTGGCTGTGCCAGAGGCCGGGGCGTCCTACCCCGGCCTCCATATTTTTACATCAATCCGTCCAGCGTCTTCAAAATCTCCTTCGCGCGCTGGCTGACGTCCTGCCGGATCGCCTTGTGCTTCTTGAGATCCTCGCTGTCGACGTGGTCGAAGCCCTCCAGCTCGGTCGCTATCTGCTCGAGGAACTTGTCACCGACCAGATTGAACGAGCGGAACACCTTGGCGACGTCGTGGATGTTTTCGATGATGGTGGTCTTGAACGTACCCTCCTTTCCCACCGTCTCGCCCTTGGCTTTCAGCTTCTCGCGTTCGTCGTAGGCCGCCATCCGCTCGATGACGTTGCGCAGCGGCAGCGCCAGCTTGCGGAGTGCGTCCTTGGTCGCCTCCTCATAGGCGGCGCCGATGTCGGCCTCGAACTTCTCGCGCATCTGCTGCTCGAACGCCTTGCCGCCCGTCGTGGTCGTGTACGAGGCCACGTCCGGCACCGGCTGGATGTCGAACACCATCGAGAACGACGCCTTGATCTCGTCGACAGTCGGCGGCGTCACCTTGTACTTGCCGAGATTGCCCTTGGCCGCGTTGATATGCAGGGCGGCATCCTTGCCGAACTGCGCTACCAGCGTGTCGTGCTCCTTCTGCAGGTCCCCGTACTCGGTCAGGAACTCCTGCAGGTTGACGTTCGGCATCAGCCGCCGGTCCGGCCCCCACGCCGTGGTGCGGTCGCGCAGCAGCTCGCGAGCCCGACGCTGCACGGATTTTATTTTGGCCACCGCCTTCTCGGCACCGGGCAGGCGGTTGACCACCGTCTTGGCGGTGCCGATCTTGGCGGCATGGGCCTTGTCGCTATCCTCGCTGGCATCGCGGTCGAGTCGCTGCATGCCGAGCACCGAGGCTTGGATGACGGCAACGACCGCCACTTCACCTATCATCTTCGACAAGGGTTTCGACTTCACCGGCACGGCCGGTGTCTTCTGTGATGTAAGCATGTCAATCACCTCTGTTTGGTACACGCACTATGTTACCCTAGTGTCACACTAATGTCAATGTTCTTGGCCGTGGATACCTCCTTTCTCACTGCCGCCCCTGTATGCGCCTGATCTCCAGTTCGAGCAGCAGGCGAGGCAGATATTCCCTGCGCCAGCTCCTCTTGCGCCCGATCATGCGGATGCAATTCATTAGGTGCTGGTACTCCATCTGCGAAACCAGCACCTGCCTGCCGTCACGGCAGGTCCATATTGTGTCCTTCATTCCTTCACCCCCAGTGCCGCGGCCGCGACCTTGGTCGCCACGAAACGCGTGACCTCCGGCGCCATCGAGAAAACAGGGAAGTTGTTGCCGTTCGCCCTGTCGTGGATCTTGAGCAGCCGGCGCAGCTGGTCCTTGGTGCGGCGGTGCGCCACGGCGACACGCAGCAGGCCGACGTCGATCACCCCGTCACCACTCTCCGCGTAACCCCACGCCGGGTGCCACGAGCGGTTGCCGGCCTGATACTCACCACCGGCACCGTGGCTGACCTGCCATGCCACACGGCATGTTTGCAGCACCAGCTCGAGATCGTCGATGTTGGCGTAGTTGCATTCCTGCATTTCGAAGGTCGGGTTGGGATATTGGCCGCCGACTGCGGCGAAGTCCGCGTAAATCCCATCCACCGACGTCTCGTCGAAGCCTTCTCGGACGATCGCCTCGACGATCTTCTGAACGTCAGCCACCGTCCTGATGCGGCCGTGCAGTGTCAGCTGCAGGTATGTTCTGTCACCCATGCAAGTCCTCCTGTTTTGAGATAGAGTGCGGTCCTCGTCCAATGGGGAGAACCACGATGGCCAAGACCGCAGCGACCACCGCAGAGCAAGCCGACCCGCCGCATGCCGCCCACTCGGTCTATTTCAACCCGCCGGCGCAGGACGAGGAGTTCGTGTTCACGGACGTCGCCTCGCTGCCATTATGGGCCGACAAGAACTGGGCCGGCGTCGACGACTCCAGCGGCGAGCCGGTGCTGCACGTGCCCGGCATGACCTACCCCGTGGCGCAGCCGTACCACACCAACATCGCCAGCGTCGGCGACACGGTGAAGTGGGACAGCGCATCGGGCAGGCTGGTGATCGTGCCGGGCGAGAGCGTGCCGGAAGGTGCCGCCAAGCCGGCAGCCGAAGCCGAGGATGCCGAGGAGCCGGCGTCGGCAAAGGGGAAGAAGGGCCGCTCCAAGGGCGACTAGTCTTCCATATCGTCCGGGCAGATTTCGGTGTCGAGGAGCAAATCCTCGACGCCATCGGCGGTCGCCAAGTGGCCGCAGTTCGGGCATGTGTCGTCGACCATGCACGACCAGTCGACCAACCAGTGGAACCCGCCCGAGCAGTCGCAGGTATAGGACATTCTCCAGCGACATGGTTGTCCGACACTGTCGCGCTCGCCGTTCCACACCCATACGCCCAGCTGGTCGGCGGCGAAGTTCCTCCACGAGCCCCATGGCCCGATGATGTACTCGTCGAGCTCCTTCATGCGCGCGGCTCCGGCTCGAGGCCGAACGCCACCAGCGCCATGTGCCTGACCCGCTCGTCGCGCCACTCGTAATATTTCGCCTCCGCCAGAGGCAGCGACGAGAAGAACAGTCCACGCGTCCACGACGGCTCGCCGATGCAGCTCAGGTGGACGACGTACCGTCCGCCGGCGGTGACCATCAGCTTCACTCGCCATTGGCCCATGCTTTCCTGCTTGTAGATCATCGGCAGTCTGGTCTTCATTCCTTCTTCCCCCAGATCAGCGCGTCGAAGGTGGCCTGTCCTTCCGGGCTGTCGATCCATGCATCGGCTTCGTCGTCCGATGCATCGAACTCGCCTTCCATCAGGCGCCTGCGCAACAGCCGCGCGTTGCTGCGCTGCTCAGGCACCGACGTGTTCGCATAGTCGGTCAGGATCTTGGCCAGCAGCATTTGAGGGAAGGCATGCGGCGACAGGAAATCGTGGAACTCGTCTGCTTCTGCACGCTCGGCAACATCGTCGAAGCCGGCGGCGCGCAGTGCGTCGGCGAGCTTCTGGCTGGTTTGGGTTGTCATGGTTACGATCTCCTTTCTCAGAGCACGCCAAGCGCCTTGGCGGCGATATGTATGATGTTCTCGCGCTCGATGCGGTCGAAGAACTCGTCGGCATCCTCGAGCTTGTCGAACCATTTGACGCCGGAGCCGCTGACGCCAGCCCCGTGCCACTCGACGACGAACACCGGCCGCGGCACCGGCATGCCGTGTCTCTGCGGACCGCTGTCGTCGGCGCGCACCTCCCAGCCGAGCTGGATGTAGCCGCCGCGCCATCGGGTTTCCTCGACGCCGCCGTGCCTCAGCCGCTTCTCGCGCTTGCGGCCGGTAAGCCGCGGGTCGCGGAACGGCATCCTCAGCGGCAGGCCCATGAGCATGATCTCCGCCATGATGTCCTCCTCAAGGGAGCAACGAGAAACGAAAGGCGGGGCCGAAGCCCCACCCGATCGTTTACTTGCTCTGCGGCCTGTAGCCGTCGTCGAAGGCCCGCATGAGCAGGCCGAGCGGCACCGATATCGGGCGCCTGTTTGCCTCTATGTGGGCTATCGACATCCCCGTCTGGTAGCCGACCAGCGCCGCCAGCCGGGACTGCGACAGCCCCAGTTTCTGCCGGATCGCCTTGAACTCGGCAGGGGTCATGTCGCTGTTGCGCATGTGCATGGCTTACGGCCTCCGCTGCTCGGCGATCGACTGCGCCAAGATCTCGAGCTCGGTGGTCATCTCGTCGATGATCATGCGCCGCTGCAGCCACGCAGCCCGGGCAATGCCGGCCAGCTGGTCGCCGCCGGTCACCTGCCAGTCGCGGCCGTGCGGCATCGCCCGCGCCATCGCCTTGTCGACCTCCTGCAGAGCGCTGCGCACGGCGAGCACCTGCTCGACCAGCTCGTCGCACGAGGTGCCGTTGATGTTGACCTCCGGCTGGATCAGCGGCGGCAGGTCGTGGAATACGTAGGAAAGCCGATGGGCCTGCTCGTAAAGTTTGTATTGATTGATCGTGTTCATGCTGTCGTCCTTCTGTCTGGATTGGTTGAATAGCTGCCGCCACCGAGGGGTATGGTGGCGGCAGCCCTTCCAGCGATCGGCGGTCAAGCTTCTCGCTAGGTTCTGTCACGCAGATGTCGAGTGCCCGCGAAGTGCAGATTTCACGGCATCGACACGCGTGGTGAGGCCGGGCCACCTGACGGTCATGCACGTGATTGAGCGATCGTTATCCTCCTCCTCAAACTCGCTGAACGGCCCGAACCAGTCAGGTCGAAACTTCATCGCCTCGATGCTCGAGAGCAGCGCCTTCACGGCCTTGATCAGATCGTTATCCATTTCACTCGTCTCCACCCATGGGTTCGTCGTCGCCGAGATCGTCGGCCTCGTAGTTCGGGTCGGCCAGCACTTCTGGCCGATACCCCTTCATCCTGTCAGTGTGGCAGCGCACACAGGTGCGGCAGAGCTCGATGCCGCGGGCGTCGTGCTGCCAGCGAGACGGCAGGCCCGAGCCACATGGGCATGGTCTGGTGTCGCTCATGGATTTAATTCCCTATTGATCATATCCAGACGCCAACGGAGAGCATCTATTTCATTGGCGAAATAGGCGACTATTCCATCAGTATTGGAAACTGCACACCAGTCTTTTGGTCCACTTTTGTTTTCCCACATACCCGGCAGGTGCACCGTCCAGTTTTCCAATTCTTGATCAAGAGATCTTTTCAACTCGGCCATCACTCCACCTCCGGCATCAGCGTCACCTGCCAGTCGACGTCCGGCCGCGCGTCGGCGAGCCGGGCCTTGAGCATGTCGAGGTCGAGCTCGTCGCCGACCTCGAAGTCGAGGTCGCGCCACACTCCTTCCTGCGCACCGGAGAAGGTGAACGGCCAGCTGCCGACGCCGGAGCCGCACTTGTTGGTGCCGACGACGTCCTGCACCATCTCGTCGAGATCGAACAGGCCGCGGTAGGGGTAGCTCACGTTGATCTGTTTCATCAGTTGTCGCTCCTTGTCTGGGACTTGCTGCGCTCGACCAGCGCCACCAGCTGCTCGGCCTGCTCGTGGTCCGGGCAGGCGATGGCATTGATGGACACTCTCGTGTCCGGCTTGTTTTTGTGCAGGCCGAAGCGGTCGGACACCGGCATCAGCCCGATGCCGGAGGGATGATCGTCGTCCGGCCATATCGCCCACACGATGTCGTGGCCGTCGATGACCGCCACGAGGTGCAGCCCCGCCTCCTCGTCTGTCATGGTACTCATCATCAGCGTATTGGCGTTGGCCAGCCCGATCAGATCGTCGATGAACTGCTCGTAGTAGTCGTCGTTCTCCGTCATATCATTGTCCTCTGTTTGGATAACTAGTGTCACACTAATGCGTAACGGCAAGCTGGTCCACCAGCCAGCGCAGCCGGCCGATCAGCACGCTGTTCTCCTCCCTGACCGACTGCTCCTCGCCGTCCCACGCGACGAGATTGTCGACGAGCATGGAGCGCATCTCGTCGTGCTTCCTCTCGTGCTGCACGACGAACTCGGCGAGCTCGTCGTCGTGCCAGCAGCGCTCGAAGATGCCGGCCGGGATGCGCTGCTCGATGAGCAGCTCGGCAAGCTTCCTGCGGATGTAGTCCCTGCGGTCGTGTTCAGTCATTGGCTTCTCCTGTGTGCTTGTATCCCGTGGTACAGCTTCATTCCCGTCCCTCCCGGATCACCGTCAGGGCGAGAAAGTCGAGGGTGTCCAGACCGGGCCGGCGATCTACCGTCCAGCGGTTGCCAAGATTGCGTCGCCACGCCTTGCGGTACTCCTGCGCAATGGTGCCGGTCGCGCATTCATGCAGCACGATCACCTGTTCCGGGTGGTTCAGGTTCTTGAGGATCACCTTGAAGCTCATGTCGGTGGTCTTTCCCTGTGGTTGGTTGGTTGGTTGGTTGGTGGCAACGAGAAACAAAACGCGACAAGGGGACGGGGCCGAAGCCCCGTCCCTATCCAGTCATGTCAGCTCACTTGCATCGACATGGCCTGTCCAGCCATCGTCCGCTCGCACCAAGTACATGGGCTGGCACTCCGGCTCGCATTCCTCGTCGGTCAGTTGGCGAACGACGGTGACCAGCTGGCCGCTATGCGCCCGGTAGTCCGGGTACATCAGGAACGCTGCCGGGTAGGTGAACAGCTTCTTCTCGCCGATCATCACGCAGCACCGGGCTCGGCGCCGCGGACGTAGTAGCGCTTCTCCACCCTGACGATCTCGCCGTTCCTGCACATGGCGGAGAGCGCGCCATAGAGCCTGTTCCGGCGCTGGTCGACGGACTCGGCGCCGATGGTGACCAGCTTCGACAGGTCGAACGACATCATGCCGGGCTTGTCACGTATCAGCTTGTAGAGCTCGGCGCGCAGCATGCCCGGCGGCACGGGGAACCCACCAACGGCAGCCTGCTTGGCCGTGTCGTGCGGCATGGTCTTCACCGCCTTGCGCTTGGCGACTGCCATCCGGGGCAGGCCCTCGACCTCGTCGAGCACCTCCTTCAAGGCGCTGCGCGTCTGCTCGAGCCGGACGAGCCGGTCCTTGAGCAGCCCGATCTGCGTGTCCAGCCATGCCAGCGTGACGGCAGCGCCGGCCGGGGTGATCTCGAGTATCTTCGACATTTCATTCTCCTTGTGATTGACGGCGGGCGGTTATCTCCCAGCCGAGTGCGGAAAGTATGCGGATGATCGTCTCCAGCCGTGGCCAGCGAGTGGTGCCCGAGGCGATGTTGGAGACGGTCGATGAAGCGACGACCGCCCTCGTGGCGATCGCGCGGTAGGTGTCTTTCGATGCGAGCAGCTCGCGCTGCAGCAGCGAAATGGCGGCAGGCGAGTCGACGAGATGGACGAGGGGCCGGCTCATGACCTGACCCCGCGCTTACCGAAACGTCCCGCGTTGGTCTTGCGGACACGCGCCGCGTGCCGCTCGGCCGAGACGCGGGCCGATGAGGCCCGGTCGTAGTCCCAGATCTCGGGCAGCAGCGCCATCGCGGTCAGCGCGATCGCCATCTCCCTCGATGACATGAACGCCGTCAGCCTGACCGTCTCCCGCCCCAGCCTGACGGCAAGGGCGGAGCGGTCGGAGATGCCGTCGTCGAGCTCGAGTATCAGACGCTCGACCGCCAGCAGCCTTTCGGCCTTGGCGAGCAGGGCGTCGAGCTCGCTGACGGTGTAGTGGCGCCTGAACGGCTCGAACTCCATGTGCAGCGGGCTCATTTCAGGTTCCTCCACTTCATCGACGCGCCGCGCCCGCGGAAGGCAACGAGCTCGGTGTTCTCCGGCAGCGCCCGCTTCTTCGAGCGCACTGAAGCGGACATGCGCAGGCTGGAGCCGAGCTTGCCGATCGCCTTGGCCACCGTGAGAGCCGTCTCGTGGTCGAGCCAGTCGGTCAGCATGACGGGCATCGCCGTGCCGTTCATGTGGACCAACCTGACCATCGGCCGGTCGCCGGCGTGGAAAGGCACCAGCTCGATATGCTGGCGCCGCCCGACAGGCGCGTGCGCAAGGGCATCGCGGATCGCGGGCTTGTAGTCGGTTTCATTCTTTTTCATTTCATACTCCTGTCTGTCGAGCCGCTGTTGAATGACCGGCGAGGGTGCGGCATGCCCTCGCCGGGGGTAAAACTATTTCTCCCTGTCGATCACCAGTGTCCTCCGTTGAGCAGCCAGACGATCGCGCCGAAGACGAGCGGTGTGACGAACATCGCCATCGGGTCGGTTATCGCGCCCTCCATCTATTCCTCCCACCAGCGCTTGTCTGCTTTCGAGTCCACGACAAGCTGCGCTTGTCGGGGGTGCAGTATCTCGCCGAGGACGGGATCGCGGGTATCGAGCCACATGCCGACGATCATGCGAGTCTGGTCCTGCGCCTCGCCTTCGCTCCGCTGCGGTGCAGGGGCTTCGCCCTGCGTACTTAGTGTCACACTAACTTCGGCGTGCGGCGCGGGCCGTTTGTTTCGCGTTGCAGCCGTCCGGGGAGGCCGTAACGGCATGGTTTTGTTCCGGGACTTGTTCCCGGTACTGCTTTTCACAGGCTTTTTCATTTTCAGCTCCTGTCCATGCGGCGTTGTCGCATCCCCGTTCGCCGCGTTGACGGGGACGATTTCGGTGCGGACCTCCTATTATCCGCTTCATTATCTTCTAACTAGCTCGCGATATGGATATTTTAACACACTGATATTGTTGAGTTTTTCGGTTATTATCTTAAATATCCAGTTTTAAAAGGGTAAGACGACTATTTTGAGCCTCACGCGCTACATGTAGCGCGTACGCGCGAGGGCAAAACAGAGCATGTACCCTTAAATAATTACCTAATAAGAATAATAAGATAGATAGAAGGTTAAGCCCTTGATTTCCCTGCCGTTTCGCCTTTTGTTATTAGTCATATCAGGACCTTTGCCGTCCATTTTGCTAATGTTATCAAGGTCTTAACGCAGATAATAGGTACGCAGGGCCTGTGCCCCACGTACCATCGCATCGTACCAGCGCGCTAGGCCCAGCCACAGCCACAGCCATGGCAACGAGAAACAAGGCGCGACGAAAGCGCCCGGCCGAGGCCGGGCGCTTAGTGTCACACTAGGACAGGTCGGCGATGAGGGCGACGAGCGCCTTCTTCTGCTTCGGGCTGAACTTGAGCTTGGCCTTGATCAGCCGCTGCGCGTCTTTCAGGATCGCGGCAATCTCATCGGCTGCCGACTTCACCTTCTTGACCTTGAGCAGGCGCTCGGTAATATCGGCCTTGTCGATCACGCCCTCCTTCTTGGTGAGCGAACGGTTCACTTCCAAGCGTTGCTGATACTGATCAAGCTTGGCTTGTGTCGAGTCCTTGCCCTTGACGATGTCGGCTATTAGCTTGTAGCCGTCGGCGGCCTTGCTGATGACCTCGTCACGGATGAACGAACCGAATTCGGTACGCAGCCCTTCCAGCGTGGTCGACAGCATGGCCGATCCCGTGACGTGAGCCTGTCCGGCATCGTAACCGTTCGCGGCATCAGCGATCGCGGCCTTGCGCAGTTCATCGGTCGAAACGTCGATCAGTTCCTTCGCTACCATGTCTTGGAACTTGAGCGCGGCCTTTAGCTTCGCTTGTGTTCCCTGCCCGTAAGTCTCACCAAAACCGAACATGATGTCAAACAGTTCGGAATGGTTTGACGGCGCCTTCGCTGCGCTGCTCTTGAGCGCGGCCTTCTTTGCTCTTAACGTTGCCATTGGATTTCCCTTTCCATGTTGCTGGCATTGACGGGTTAGTGTGACACTAGGTTAGCGCCACCCTATCCCTATCATTAGTTGTCGAAAGCTAGTGTCATGAACTATTTGGGTTAGTGTCACACTAACTTCACCCTACCCGGCGGGTATCTGGCCAACGGGGACCCGCCCCCCGCCCTCTTAATACCTGCCGACAAAATACCCAGCCCCCAAAACCACTGTAACATACTTACAAAATACTTCGTATCTCCGGCCCGCCCCCGGAACACCTCCCTCCCCACACGAGCAGGAGGCGTGGGAAACAGGAAGGCTTGACCGCACTGCCGTTACGCACTAGCTTTCGCGCCCCATGGACCAGACCGCACCTTCCGCCCGCATGCCCAAGACCACCCCCGCCAACGTGCCGTCCAACCGGCAGGAGATGAAACCCCTGCCGCTGCGCGTGGCGCGCTCGCAGTATGCCCGCCTCGTCGCCGCCCGATCGCGGACCGGGATCTCCATACAGGAGCACGTGCGGCGCGCCATCGACGCCTACCTCGTGGCCACCGAGCGCGAGGCCATCGAGCTCGGCCACATGTTCGTTGCTAGAGCGACCCCTGCGAGCGGGACGAGAGCGATGCCCGGGCGCGCACGCCCCGCCGTTGCCAAGGTGACCAAGCGATGACCGCTCCCGCTAGGCCTCGCCGCCCGCGCGCCGCCCCCCTGCATGCGGCCGACGACGGCCCGTTCACCGCCGGGGTGCCGGACGACGAGCCCATCGCAGGCGCCGGTCCGGACAAGGGGAATACCGTCGTCATGTCCGACGACGAGGCGGTGCCGCAGCAGTTTCTGCGCCGCCCCGTGGAACCGAAACCCGCTCCGCTGCCCGCCGCGACGAAAGCACCCCTTTCCCCTGCCGCTGACGCACCCCTTTCCCCTGCTGCCGCCCACAGCAGGTACATCTACCGGATACGCGTGCTCGAGGCCTTCCACTACATGGGCTCGGTGCAGCACGCCCCGCCTTGGGTCGACAGGGGCTGGGTCGCCTACGGCGACTACGACGAGCGCCGCCGGCTGCCGGCCGGGCCGGCGCTGCTGGTGCCGACGCCGCGCACCCCGTCGGGCGTCACGCTCGCCCGCTCCGGCGACTACGTCGTCCGTCAGGAGATCGTGCTCGCCCACGGGCTGGCGCCGGTCGAGGCCGTCGAGGTGTGGGAGCGCGACGAGTTCGAGCGGCTGTTCGTGCCGTTGCCCGGCGGGGAGGAGGCCGATGGACTTTCCTAGCGGCGTGCCCGATCTCATCGAGGCCAAGGCGCGCATGGCCCACGCCTACGCGGCGATGGAGGCGCACCTGCTCAGGCAGGTCGACATCCTCGCCAAGTCGGGGCTGGCGGACGCCCGCCTGCTGGCCATCGCGCGGACAGACGTCGAGAAGGCGTTCATGGCCATCGCCAAGGCGCTGATGACCGGCGGCCCGAGCGGACGGGAGTACGGCAAGATCCCCATGCCGGAGCCGATGCCGCAGGCGTTCACCCCGCCTGCCGGCGACGAGCGCCGTTTCGACGCCGGCGCAAAAGACGCTACCGGCGAGCCTCGCCGGCTGCCACACGCCTCGGACTTCGACCATGGCTGATGCCGGCCTCCAGTTCGCGGCCGTCGACTTTGCAACACTGGCCCGCGAAATTGCGCAGGACATTTTCGAGGTCGGCGACATCATCGCCCTGCATCGCCTCTCCGACGAGGAGTGGCAGCGGATACAGGCCCATCCGCGCTTCATCGCCATGCTCGGCGAGATGCAGCGCTCGTGGTCGTCGGCCGAGAACACCCGCGAGCGCATACGCATCAAGGCGCAGACCGGGCTGGAGACGCAGCTGGAAACTTTAATTCGCGACGTCGGCGACCCCGACATCCCGCTGGCGCAGCGGGTCGAGGCTGGGAAATTCCTAGCGAGGCTGGGCGAGCTCGACGGTCAGGGCCGGCTCGCCGGCGGCGACGGCGGTGCATTCCACATCACGCTCAACATCGGCGCGCTGCCGCAGGTCAGCATCGAGGCTACCGCCAAGCCGGTCATCGACGTCACCCCCGGGGCGATACCGGACGGATGACCAAGCCTGCCCCCGACGACCGCGATGCGCCCGGCGTCGTCCATGCCTTTGCCGTCGGCATGGTCGGCTGCGAGGGGTGCGGCGGCGTCCATATCGACTTCGTCGACGAGGGCATGCACGTGGTCGCCACGGGTTTCCTCAGCTATGCGCAGTTCATGATGGTGACCGACGAGGTGGTCGACCATATCGACCTGCTGCAGCGCGGGGTGGCCGGGTGAGCATATCCTACACCGCACCGGCGACGGTCGGCCGGTTCATGACGTCGGCGGCATTCATCCGCTTCATCATCGGGCCCATCGGCTCGGGGAAAACGACAGGCGTGCTGATGGAAATCCTGCGCCGCGCCATCGAGCAGGCCAAAAGCCCGACCGACGGCATCAGGCGCACCCGCTGGGCGATCGTCAGGCAGACGCTGTCGCAGCTGCGCATGACCATCCTCTTGGACCTGCTCAGCTGGTTCAGGCTGTTCGCCACCTACCGCGTCTCCGAGCAGCTGGTCATCCTCGAGTTCAACGACGTCCGCTGCGAGATCTACTTCATCCCGCTCGAGGAGGAAGAGGACCAGAAGCGGCTGCTGTCCATGCAGCTCACCGGCGCTGCCGTCAACGAGTTCACCGAGATCTCGCCTGACCTCGTCGGCGCCATTGCCGGCCGCTGCGGCCGCTTCCCCTCCAAGGCCGAGGGCGGGCCGACGTGGTTCGGGGTCATCGGCGACTCCAACGCGCCGGTCGAGAACAGCGACTGGTGGAACATGTTCGAGAACGTCAGGCCTGCCGACTGGGCGGTGTTCTGGCAGCCGTCCGGCCTGTCACCGGAGGCCGAGAACGTCGACAACCTGCCGCCCAACTACTACCCGCGCCTCGCCGAGAACCCGAACGAGAACTGGGTCAACCGCTACGTCCGCGCGCTCTACGGCGAGGACCCGTCCGGCGCTGCCGTCTTCCGCGGCGCCTACAAGCGCTCCTTCCACGTCCGCCGCGGACTCGACCCCGTCGCCGGCTACCCGCTGATCATCGGGCAGGATTTCGGCCGCGCCCCGTGCTCGCTGATCTGCCAGCCGAACCACAAGGGCCAGCTGATGGTGCTGGAGGAGGTCGTCGCCGAGGACATCGGACTGGAGCTGCACGTGACGCGCAACCTGAAGCCGGTGCTGTTCCGCGACCGCTATGCCGGGCTGCGCTTCGCCGTGGTCGGCGACCCCTCTGGCAAGGCCAAGGACTCGCTCTACGAGGAGAACCACTTCGACGTGCTCAAGCGCCTCGGCCTGCCGGCCTTCGCGGCGCCTACCAACAACCTCGACCCGCGTATCTCGGCGGTCGAGATGCTGCTCCTGCAGCAGCGCGACGGCGAGGGTGCCGTGCTGTTCGACGAGGAACGCTGCCCGGTCACCATCCGGGCGATGGCCGGCGCCTACCGCTACTCCAAGACGCAGGCCGGCGTGACAAAACCGACGCCCGACAAGCGCCACCCGATCTCCGACGTGATGGACGACCTGCAGTACGTGGCCTTGGTCATGAACTCCGGCATGGTGCACGCCATCGCCCAGCGTATCAGGCCCAAGCGGGCGCGCCCCGCGCAGTCGCGGGTGAGTGCGGCGGGCTGGACATGATGAGGTTCGACATGGAGGTTGGTGCCGGGTTCGTGCTCGGGGTAAGCCTGACGATCGCCGCGCTGCTGGTGCTCGACCTGCTCTGCTGAGGTATCTGGACGTTACGCACCGTGAGGCGTATGAATTTGCGGCATGGCAGGTCTGAGGCTGGTGTCGCCGGAGGGATTGCTTGCGCAGGAGGCGCAGGCCGATCAGGAAGCCGTTGCCGTCGACGCCGTTGCCGCCGATAACCAGAACATCCAGCTCAGCCTCGGCGCTTTCATCGACAACCAGTTCTCGATCATGAGCCGTCACCGTGACGGCGCCTCGGGCTGGTCGGACCGCCTCGTCACCGCCATGCGGGTGTTCAACGGCCAGTACGACAGCCAGAAGCTGATGGAAATCCGCAAGTTCGGCGGCTCGCAGATCTACGCCCGGCTGATCGCCACCAAGTGCCGCGGCGCCACTTCGCTGCTCCGCGACATCTACCTCAACACTGACAAGCCGTGGGGGCTCGAGCCGACGCCCGACCCGGTGCTGCCGGACGACATCACCATGGCTATCGGCCAGCTGGTCGAGGCCGAGGTCGGCAACGCCATGCGCGGCATGCAGGAGCCGCCGTCGCCGGAGATGATCCGCGACCGCGTCAAGCAGCTGTTCAGCGCGGCCAAGAAGGCGGCGACCAAGAAGGCCCGCGAGGAGGCCGAGGTCGCCTTCCAGAAGCTCGACGACATCCTCGTCGAGGGCGAGTTCTACGAGGCGCTGTCGGCGATGCTTACCGACATCCCGCTGTTCCCGTTCTGCTGCCTCAAGGGACCGGTGGTGCGCGTCACGCCGCAGGTGACGTGGCGCGAGGGCACGGCGACCGTCATCAACAAGCCGCAGATGTTCTGGAACCGGGTGTCTCCCTTCGACATCTGGTGGACGCCCGGCGTCTCCAACATCAAGGACGCTGCCGTCATCGAGCGCTCGCGGCTGACGCGCTCCGACCTGAACGAGCTCATCGGCCTGCCCGGCTACGACCAGCAGGCGATCAGCGAGGTGCTGCGCTGGTACGGCAGGTCGGGCTACGTCGAGGCCAGCGCGTCGACCGTCGACACGCCGCGCGCCGTCATGGAGTCCCGCGAGGACCCGCGGATGAACGAGTCGGGCCTCATCGACATGCTCGAGTACCACGGCTACGTGCAGGGCACGATGCTGGCCGACTACGGCATGGCGGTCGACGATCCGCTCAAGGACTACTTCGTCGACGCCTTCAAGATCGGCCGCTACATCATCAAGGTGCAGCTGTCGCCGTCGCTGAGGAAGCGGCCGTACTACTACGTTACGTCCTTCGAGAAGGTCCCCGGCACTGTCGTCGGCAACGCCCTGCCGGACATCCTCTCGGACGTCGGAGATGCCGCCAATGCGGCTCTCCGATCGCTCATCAACAACATGTCGATCGCCAGCGGTCCACAGGTCGTCATCAACGACGACCGCGTCTCCGACAATCAGGACGGCGACGAGCTCTACCCGTGGAAGCGCTGGCACGTCACCACCGACCCGCTCGGCTCCAACAACGGCCAGCAGCCGGTGGTGTTCTTCAATGCCGACTCCCACGCCACGGAGCTGCTCGGCGTCTACGAGAAGTTCTCTCAGATCGCTGATGAACTTAGTGCCATCCCTAGGTACATCACCGGTTCCGAGAGGCTTGGCGGGGCCGGTCGGACAGCATCCGGCCTCGCCATGCTGATGGGCAACGCCGCCAAGATCCTGCAGACGGTGGCGTCCAACATCGACAAGGACATCATCGAGCCGTCGATCATGGAGCTCTACGACCTCGTCATGCTGACCGACAAGACCGGCATGCTGAGGGGCGACGAGGCGATAAAGGTGCTCGGCGTCAACGTCGCCATGCAGCGCGAGACGCAGCGCCAGCGGCAGCTCGAGTTCCTGCAGATCACGGCCAACCCCATCGACTCGCAGATCACCGGGGTGCGCGGTCGTGCCACGGTGCTGCGCGAGGTGTCGCGCGGCATCGGGCTCCCGGGGGAGGACATCGTCCCGCCGGACGATGAGATCAAGGCCCAGATGCAGGGAGCAGCGCCGGGACCGGGGGGCCAGCCTCCGGTTGGAGACGGAGGTGTTCCTCCGGGCGCACCACCGGGCGCTCCTGCTCCGCCAAACACCAACGTGGTCGGCGCTACGCCGGGCGCCGCTCCCGGGACCCCACCCAATCCGGCACAGGGGCCAGCATAGGAGGCCGACATGGCTGTGACCAAAGAGGAATACAATCGCAAGCTTCAGGAAGAGCTTGCACGCGTAAACAACGACAGGGACGAGGCAGTCCGCGCCACCAACATCGCGCTCGGCTACGGCAACAGCACCGCGCTCCAGTTCGATGTCCCCGATCACGAAGTGCCGACGGCGCAGCCCAAGGATGCAGGCTGATGCCAGTCTCCGACATGGACAAGCGCGATATCGAGTCCATACAGGATGCGATACAGCGAGCGACGGGCAAGTGGCGGACTCCCGAAAGCGATTTCGAGGTCGCGTCGAAGTACCTGAGGACTCATCCCGGCAACACGACGAGGCACGCCAAGGGCGGCAAGGTCGGCCACATCGCCAACAAGGGCTACAAGCGATTGAGGTAGGAGAAGGAACATGGCCAAGTCTGTCAACGCAGGAAAGCAGTTCAAGTCGAAGCCGGCCGGTGCGCAGAAGGCGCAGGCCGGGCCATCCGGCAAGATGAAGAAATTCGGCGGTGCGCCGGCGCAGACGCCGGGGCAGAGCGCCCAGCTCGGGATGACGGGCAAGGGTCCCGACTTCCTGCAGGGCGGGCCGTCCGGCAAGATGGCCGGCGCCTCGAAGGTGTCGCCGCAGAAGGCCGGCGTGACGCACCGCACCAACGCGTCGAGCCGGTCGAGCTACGCGAAGTAGGACCATGGCCCGGGCACCTCGAGCGAAGGTGCCGAAGACGTCGGGGGCCGGCGTCTCGCGCCTGTCGTACCAGCAGGGCTACGCCAAGGGGAACCGCGGCACGTCCGCAGCCGGCGGTGCCGTACCCGGCGTCGACAAGGCAGCGATGGACGAGGTCAAGCTGTCGCGCGGTCGGGCCAAGGGCGGCGGTGGCCGCAACATCAACGTCAGCTACGGCGAGACGCTGCCGGTCGGCGACCTGAAGGACATCAAGGCGCTCGGCGAGCTCAAGGCGCCGGCGCGGGACAACTACGTGAAGGACAGGAGCCGGACCAGCCCTGTCGCGGTGAAGGACAAGGGTCGGTCGGCCTATGCCAAGAAGTAACGCAGACGTCTACTCGAAGAAGCTGCCGGCGCGCTCCGCGCTGCGGGCACTCGACAGGACCAAGCGCACGATCAACGACTACGCGAAAGCGACGCCCATCGTTTCTAAGACGACGCAGTCGCCGATCGCCGAGATGCTCAAGCAGCCTAGGAGGTAGCGATGCCCGGATATGATTGGTTCCAATCCAAGCAGGCGACGCCTGTGCAGAACTTCGGCCAAAGTCGCGGGTTTGG